ATTCCAGCGGATGCCACTACCGCTACCATTCAGGGTGTCGAGATGCAGATTATCTCGATAGAGCAGGCAGATAAAATGCTTGATGCAGATTCAAGTGGCGAGAATACTCACGAGTGCATCTTGAAGAACGGAAGATTCCTTTTTGAGTCGGATAACGGCAAACTAACTACTTTATATAAGGTACAGAATTAGGGGCATCATCACTGACGCCCCTTTCTTGTGCTCTTATGAGATTACTTTACTTTCTCAACAAAACTTTTCGCAGGTTTGAAAGCTGGAATGTTGTGAGCAGGAATAACCATCGTGGTGTTCTTGGTAATGTTTCGTGCTGTTTTCTCTGCACGGTGCTTAATGATAAAGCTACCGAATCCGCGAAGGAACACATCATCTCCGTTAATCATCGAAGTCTTGATGGTTTCCATCACCCCTTCTACCACCTGTAACACTACTTGTTTCTCAATGCCTGTTGAAGCGGCAATCTCCTTTACAATGTCTGCTTTAGTCATAGTTCTATTTTATATTTAACTCATAAAGTATTTCATTATAAACGCTATAATACACCATCGATTTGTAACCACAACACGCGACTTTTTCTTTGTTATAGCCTTCTTTATCTGTTGTACAACTTTAGGCACAGGCATTACCCAAAATAATCCCTCACCTTTTGCCATCGCCGTATTAACTAAACCAGGTCTTATTTCAGTCACGAAGATACCATCCTTCTTGGATTTTTTGCGAAGTGCTTGTGAATAGTTTATTTGATACGCCTTTGTTGCTGAATATGCAGGAGCATTTGGCTCACCAACTAATCCACCTATAGATGTGATAGTAACTAAGTGACCAAAGCCCTGTTTTTTGAATAAGGTGTATATGCTGTTAACAACAGTTGTCCATCCAACAATATTTGTGTTTATTGTAGACAATTCAATATCTATTGAGAGGTCAGGATTAAGATCTCCCGTTCCTGCACAGATTATTGCCAAATCTATCTTATTAGCATTGTTACAAGCATCATTGAGCACAGATTCAAACTCGTGATGATTAGTTATATCACAAGGATAAATTGTGGTGTTTGAGGAACGCAACTCTTTCATTTCTTCAAGAAGCGATACTCGTCTACCTAATACTATGACATTGTTGTCATTTTCAGCGTATGCGTCCCAGAGTCCACGACCTATGCCTGATGTAGCGCCAACTATAAGTATATTCATAATTGTTATCTTTTATCTGTAAGTGGTTACAAAGATACAACGAAATAACCATATGGTAGTATTCCGAGTAGATTTATTATAAACCTTTGTGTCGATTTCCTTCTACTCTTTCAATAAAAAGATTAGAGTATGAAACTATCGTTAAGACGCAAATTTAAGGGGTCGAAATATACTATCGGCGACCTCAGTATTGACGGCACATTTTTCTGTAACACTATCGAGGATGTTATTCGAGAACTACCCGATAGTTGTCCTAATACCTCGCGCTGGATTCCGTGCAAGTGCAAGGAGAAGGTCTATGCTCGCACCGCAATTCCAACCGGCACATACAAGGTTACTTTGGAGTACAGTCCGAAGTTCAAGCGCAAGATGCCGTATCTGCACGGTGTCCCTCACTTCTTGGGTATTCTGATTCACTGGGGCAACACCGAGGATGATTCGGGCGGTTGCATTATCGTTGGAGAGAACTCTGTCAAGGGCAAGGTCATCAACTCTCGTGCGACCTTCAAGAAGCTCTACGCTCTTCTCGAAAAGGAGAAGGATATCACCATCGAAATCTACTAAGCAATGGCGGTCAATAAACTCAAAGCACCGCGCAATATCCATATCGACTTCAGCCCCTCCCCCCGGCAGTATGAGTTGTGGAAACTTCTGCAACCCAACTACTGTCCACATTGTGGGGCTGAGATCGAGCAGGTCCTTGTTGGCTATGACCAGCAGAGAAATCCTCAATACAAGCCACAGTGTAAGCATTGTAAGTCGCAGAATCTTCCCCAGCTAATCTTGGGAGGTGGAGCCGCCGGAGGTGGTAAGTCGTATGTCGGTAGCGTATGGCTCGTCTCGTCGTGTATGCGCTTCGAGAATATCCGTGCTGTGGTGGCTCGTAAGACTCTCAAATCGCTCAAGGAGTCAACTTGGAACACCATCAAAACCATCTTGAAGGACTGGGGTTTGAAGGAGGATGTGAACTACAAGATTAACAACCTTGAAGGTACGCTCACATTCTGGAACGACTCGGTTATCATTATGAAGGAGATGGCTGACATTCCCTCAGACCCCAACTTCGAGCGATTCGGCTCTTCGGAGTACACAATCGCTATGGTAGATGAGGTGTCGGAGATTTCCGAAAAGGCTGTAGAGGTGCTCTTCTCGCGTCTTCGTTGGCGTACTCACGAGACCTTCAAGACTCCACGAATGTTGCTTACTACCAACCCGACTATCAACTGGGTGCGTAGTCGATTCGTGCAGGATGAAAATGGCGATAAGGTGGTATGCCGTGAGGGTGAGGCGTATGTGCCATTCTCCGTGTTTGATAACCCTAACATCGCCTTCCGTCAGGTCTATGAGGCTGCTCTGAATAAGATTCGAGACCAGGCAACAAAGGAGCGTCTGCTCTATGGTAACTGGGACTTTGTGGAGGCAAATGATATGGCTATCTACAACCGTTTCGATGGAGCAAAGCACCTTATCACGAATCTCAAAGAAAAGGTCTACGACCCGACGAAACCGCTTATCACCGTCTGGGACTTCAATGTGGCTCCGCAGATGTCTGTGCTATCGGCACAGATTGACTACGACAACAAGAAGGTCTATATCCTCGAAGAGATACTCGGCAAGCCCGAAGACAAGGAGAACAACACGCCTGCACTTGCTCGTAAGGTACGATTGAAACTCTACCGAGATAAACATATCGGCGGCGTAGATGTTACGGGAGACCCATCGGGATTGCAACGCTCAACAACCAACGAGGATGGCATCAACAACTACACAATCATTGTGGATACCTTCGGCAAAGGTATTCTGCGACCAAAGGTCAAACTGCTACGCAAGCAACCGCCACAGGTTACACGATGCGAGTTTGTCAATGAGGTCTTCGATGGCTACAATGGCTGGGAGATTCAGATAGACATTAAGTGCCGCAAACTCACTCAGGACCTTATCTACCAGCTCCGCAACGAGGATGGTACAAAGAGTAAGCAGAAGACCACAGACCCTAAAACAGGGGTAAAATATGAGCGATATGGACACCTTTCCGATTGCCTCGATTACTTGCTCTGCTACTATCTGCGTGATAGCTGGTATAAGTACAAGAGCGGCGGCGATGGCAACGGATATGTGGTATCGACATCAGTAATAAGCGAAGGATTTAACTACTAAACAGAATAGATATGTACAGACGATTTCTAAATAACAGCGACTACTTGGGTATCATCACTCAGGAGGCTTTGCAGCAACTCACTCGTGGTAATGATGAACGCTTTATTCAGGCTGAGCAGTCGGCAGAGATGAGCATCGTAGAGTACCTCTCGGAGAACTACGAGGTGGAGAAAGAGTTTGCGAAAGGAAAGTATATCGCCGACTATGATAGGCGTATCACCTATCCCGTAGGTGTTCATATCTACTTCGATGGGCAGATTCACGAGGTTATACGCTCCATCAGTGGTTACCGCAAGCCTGCAACGGTGGTTTATTGGGAGGAGTCAACCGATATTAACATCGATGCTTCGCTAGTCCCTTCGTATTCGCAGTTCAGCACCTACTACCCGGGCGACAAAGTGAATTATAATGGCGTGGTCTATCTCTGCCTATCGGAGAATGGCTATAAGTTCGATGATATTCGCATCCCTATGGTTGGAGGTTGGATTGAGGCAGAGACAACGCTGTGGCAGCCTATTGACTATCCTTTGTGGACTGTTGTAGAGTATGAGGGAGCATTCTATACCTTGATGACGCTCGATGGCTTTGACAACAATATCGACCCGCTAACATTGGACTGCTGGGGTGCCATTGCTGACTACGACTCGACATATAACAACTATGAGTTGTCAGACCATGAATATGTGGTCTATGAGGGGCGTGTGTTCTATCCAGAGACAGATGTGAATGCTGATGCCCCTGAACTCGGCAACAACCTTTCACTTCACGATCCTCGCAACTACAATCTCAAGAAGCATATGGTGCGCTTGGCAGTTTATGAGCTCACGAAACTCATTGCTCCAAACAATGTGAGTGCCGTGCGTATGCGAGACTATGAGGACTCGATGAAGTGGCTTAACGACGCTGCCAAACTGCGACTCAACCCGCAAATTCCTCGCAAGGTAGATGAGACAAAGAAGCCAGTCACCGATTGGCAACTGGCTACATTCCAGAACGACTACGACCCATATCGTAATCCGTGGATGGTATAGTTGTTAGTATCTTATCTCTTTTAACTCTACCAAGTCGTTGTAAAGTCGGGTGTGCATCTGCTTGGTTATCTCTCGATAGGATTTTTGCTTCTCCTCAGGGAGCATAAGAACTATTTGCTCTCGAATCTCTCGCCAATTAGTTAGGGCTGTTTCGTAATAGCGAAGCATCTCGGCAACTTTATCGAAGTCAGTCTTCCCATCAACGCGCTCTCGGGCAAAATCGTAATCTTTTTCTGTCCAATCCGAAACCATCTCTTCTACGATTGTTTCATTAGTTCGGGTCTTGAAGTAAGAAAGTGTCTTCTCAAACTTATTGGGAGATGTCGGTTTAGCATTACTCTTAAAAGGTTTCCAATCGAATGACCAGTAGATGTCTCGTTCGATTTCAAGTTCGGCAAGACGCTCCCTTGACCATACCTCAAAAGTGCCATTCAAGTCCATCGAGAGAGCAGAATATCTGGCAGTAGCGTAGGTGTAGAAGTACATTATGCCATTTACTGCGTTGTTGATGTCGAACCACTCTTTGAACTCACGATAATAGAGTGCTCTCATCTGCAAATCCCAATCACTATCTTCTTTGTAATCGTTAATAAACTCGATAAGACGATAGTAAGCATACACTGTTTTATAATGCATTAGAATAGACTCCACATAACTTGCAGTGTTCATTTCGGGTTGGTTACCTGCATTGTATATGTCTATGAGTTCATCTATGGCATTGCAAGCGGCATCAACAGAACCAATCTTACGATCAAGTCGAGTGTTATACTCCTCGATACTCTCGTTCATAGCCAACATCCAAGCCCAATCGTCATCTGCGGTCTCTATAAGCTGGACCATTTGCATCATTCGGTTCATTAACCAATATGCGTGTGGATCCTGTAACTGGAACTCCGTGTCATCAGAGAACCAGAAGTTGCCTACGCTATCGGCAACGGCCAACATCTCCTGCTTCTTTTGCTCAATAGCTGTAGCATTGGCAGTATAATCACTGCCAACACTATCAACCATTGAAGAAATTTCCATACCATTGCCTTTTGCCGCACTCGGGCAACAAGATGCAAAGAGTAGAATAACCGCTATTGTGTGCACAAAAGCTTTCATAGCACCGAACTATTTTTTTGAAACCACATTACCTTTGGTATCGAGCAAGTACCAGTCATAGCTGTCGTACTCCTGAACCTCGAACAGATTCTTAGAGAGCATA